TGTAATGAAACCGAGAAGGTCTTCGATGGTAAAAGTGCAGAAAGATGTTGACTTTGAGGAAAATTATGATAGTGATAGTGAAAATTTCTACGGAGAACCAAGAGCCGATAAGTTTGATGAGATAATAGATTTACTTAAGCAAGGTAATATTTATGGAGAGAAGGAGAACATAACTTTAGGAGCAGTTGATGTTCCGATTGAGAAACAAATATCGATAGATAAAGTTTCAACCAAAGGATTAAAATCTGAAGAGTACGCTAATACATCAGAGAGTAAGTTAGATAAACTAAGGAAATTACGCCGTGGCAATTAAACCGATAACAAATGAAAATGCTGGATACGAGTCAAATGTAAATCGTGAGTCTCAAACAAGCATTAGAAGTGAAAAGGGAAATCCTAAAGTAGTCATAAAGAAACCAGGTGGTCAAAACGCTGGTAAGGGATTCTCTATCGGTTTAAAAGAGATAGATACTGCTGTTATCAGACATATTCGAAATATAATGAAACCAAAGGTAAAGGAACAGAACGAGATAATTTCTGTTCCTGTTCTTTATGGTAATGAGGAAAGATGGAAGTCTATAAAAACTAGAGGTGTATTGAGAGATAAAAATGGTGTTTTGTTATTACCTATAATTGTAATAAAAAGAACATCGGTTGGATTTGATGATGCTATGCCAATGTCATTTGATAACGATGTGCAAGGTAAACATATTTCAGTTGTACGTTCAAGTAGTGGTTGGAGTAAAAATAATAGATACGATAGGTTTTCAGTATTAACAGGTCAAAAACCTGTACAAGAGTTTGTTAAGACTGGTATGCCAGATTTTGTAACTTGTAATTATAGTATAGTTATGATGACATCTTTTATAGAACAAATGAATGATTTAAACTCACTTTGGATGGAACATTTAGAAACTTACTTTGGTGACCAAACATCTTATCGTTTCCTTTCAGCACTTGATGGTGATATAACAAATGAAATAGAAATGGAATCACAAGGTGAAAGAATGATTAAGAACGATTTCAGTATGAGTATTAAGGGGTATATGATACCTGAGTTTACTGATAATATATTTGGTAAAACTGCTGAATTGGGTAGAGCATATAAACCAAAAAAAGTCTCGTTTTCCGAAAAACTTTTATAATTATATATGTATATAATTGTTATAACAAACTAATTAGAGGTTATTAATATGTCAGAAGTAAAATTCACAGATGATGAACTAAAATCAATCCAAGAACTTTCTCAAAAGTCAAACGAGATTACCAATAGATTTGGTCAGTTGGCTATTGCGAAAATTAACTTGGAGAAACAATCTGAATCAGTTGAGAGTGAAGAGTTCAAACTTCATGAAGAGTTAGAAGCTCTTAGAAAAGAAGAACAAGAAACTCTTAATAAGATTACAGAGAAGTATGGACCTGGTCAACTAGATCCACAGACAGGAGTATTCACTCCAACTACTGAGGTTCAACCTCAAGAAGCTGTCAAAGAAGAAAAATAAAAATAACTTTCTTCTTCTTTCCGAAATTAGGTAATATTTATATATGAATAATTGTATAGAACCTTACCTAATTTCGGAGACATTAAATGGCTGAAAAGATTATAAGTCCAGGTGTATTTACCAATGAAATAGACCAATCATTTTTACCCGCAACAGCTGGTCCCATTGGAGCAGCCATTGTAGGTCCAACAGTAAAAGGTCCTATCCTTGAACCGACAGTAGTCAGTTCCTATTCTGAATATGTTCAAATATTCGGTGAATTAATAGAAAGTGGTAGTGACAAATTTCAATTTTTAACATCCCATACTGCTCAAGAATATTTGAGACAAGGTGGTCCTTTAACTGTAGTTAGAGTAGGAGAACCAAGTTTAACAAAGGCTAGTGCTACAATTAAAGCGGGTGCTGTCAATGTATTTGATTTAGAAGTAATAGGAAACGGTCCTTCTTTTAATAATAGTGGTTCTCTTCAAGATGCTAATGGTAGAATGGCACCATTAACTTCTTCGATTGATAATGACCATTTTAGTTCAGGTAGTTTTGGTGGTAGAGCTGATAACTTTAGACATGAAGTATCTCAAAGAAATCTTTCTAGGGGTACTTTCACATTAGTTCTTCGTCAAGGTAATGATGAAACTACTAAAAAGAAAGTAATAGAAACTTTTGAAAACTTATCTTTAGATCCAGAGTCTCCAAACTATATTCTAAAAAGAATAGGTAATCAAACAACTAGTATTGTAACAGAAGATGGACAATCTTTTATACAACAAACTGGTGAGTTTCCAAATAGGTCTAAGAATGTTAGAGTAAAAAATCTTTATATTAAAACACCTAACTATCTAAAAGAAGATGGTACATTAAATGCTGGTGCTTATGCTGATGGTGAAACTTCAATTCCAAGTTTAGGTAGTGGGAGTGAAGGTGGTTCATTTACTGGTGGTGATTTTGGAAATCAAAATGCTAGTCATCCATTTAACTTTTATCTGGCTACTGATAGTGATACCAATAGTCAAGGTGTTAACTTGGCAACAAGTGCCGCTACATTAGGAACTGGTGGATATAAAACTGCTATTAATATATTAAGGAATAAAGATGAGTATGACATAGATATGTTATTACTTCCTGGTATTCTAGACCAAAATGGTTCAAACTCTAATACTATCATAGGTGATGCTATATCAATGTGTGAAGATAGAGGAGATTGTTTCTTAATATATGATAATACTTTCCTTACGGATACTGTAGCTAATGCTAAAACAAATACTGAAGCTCGTAACTCAAGTTATGCTGCTGCTTATTATCCTTGGGTACAAATTCAAGATGCTACAACTGGTAACTTTAGATATGTTCCACCATCAGTAGTACTTAGTGGTGTGTATCATTTCAATGACACTATCGGACAACCTTGGTTTGCTCCTGCTGGATTAAACAGAGGTGGTATAGATAGTGCTGTTCAGGCATACAGAAAACTAACACAAGGTAACAGAGATGACCTTTATGAATCAAATGTCAATCCTATTGCTACCTTTCCTGGTCAAGGTGTTACTGTCTTTGGACAGAAGACAACACAGAAGAAAGCTTCTGCTCTTGACCGAGTAAATGTAAGAAGATTGTTAATCAATCTTAAGAAGTTTGTTGCTAACTCTTCAAGAGGACTTGTGTTCGAACAAAACACAACAGACTTGAGAAATCAATTCTTGAATACTGTTCAACCTTACATGGAACAAGTTCAAGCTAACCAAGGTTTAAATGCCTTTAGAGTAGTAATGGATGATTCAAATAACACGCCAGAAACCATAGACAGAAATCAGCTAGTAGGACAGATATTTATCCAACCTACAAAAACTGCTGAATTTATTGTATTGGACTTTGTGGTACAACCTACAGGAGCTGCTTTTCCTGAATAATTTTTAGGAAAGTGATATTTATTATCATAGGAGATAAAACATGGCTGAACTTTTAGAATCGAATAAAATATTTTACACACCATATGAACCAAAACTGAAAAATCGGTTTATCATGGAGATTGCTGGTATACCTGCTTTTACAATAAAAACGGCACAAAGACCACAAATCACCTTTGATGAAGTTCAATTGGAACATATGAATGTTACAAGGTATGTAAAAGGTAAGGGTAGATGGCAAACTCTACAGATTACTCTGTATGACCCGATTGTACCATCTGCTGCTTCAGCTTGTATCGAATGGATAAGATTACATCACGAGAGTGCGACTGGTCGTGATGGTTATGCTGATTTCTATAAAAAGAATGTTACTTTTCAAGTCTTAGGACCTGTAGGTGATATTGTTGAAAAATGGACACTTTATGGAAGTTATATCCAAGATGCCGCTTTTGGTGACTTGGATTTTAGTGCTTCTGAGCCTGTAGAAATCACACTTACATTAAGGTACGATTACGCTATACTTGAATTTTAAAAAACCGTTGTAATAAATACAACAAGGAGTTATAATGTCAGAACATAAGTTCCCTACGGAAGTTATAGATTTACCGTCTGGTGGAAAAGTTTATTCAAAAGAATCCCCACTTGCTGAAGGTAAAATTGAATTAAAATACATGACCACACGAGAAGAGGACATATTAATGTCCGAGAACCTCATCAAAAAAGGTGTGGTCATAGATAAATTATTACAGAGTCTTATCGTAACAGAAGGTGTCAAACAAGAACATCTAGTTTTAGGTGATAAGAATGCTGTATTGGTCGCAGCTCGTATTCTTGCTTATGGTCCTGAATATACTTGTGAGGTCACCAACCCTAATAATCCTGAACAAAAGGTAGAACATACGTTTGATTTGACACAATGTCCTTTTAAACAAACTGTAGATGGAGTTGATTATTCAGGTAATTCTTTTGATTATGAAACACCAATTGGTAAAACTAAAATAAAGTTTAAACTTCTTACAGGTATTGAAGAAAAACAAATAGAAAAAGATTTACAACAGACGAGTAAATTCGGATATAATGCTGAAGTATCAACTAGACTTCGTTACACTATTACCGAAGTGGATGGAGACAATAAACCAGAAACTATAACCGCCTTTTCACAGAACATGTTAGCTCGTGATTCTATGGCATTGAGAAATTATATTCAAGAGATTTCTCCCGATATTGATTTGACATCGGAAATTGAAATAGGAGGTGAACCTGTTAGCGTGTCAATTCCGTTGACAGTCGGGTTTTTTTGGCCTAAGTCCATCTAATAAGTTAGACATACATCAATCTATATTCTACTTTATTTATGGAACACCTGGCTTCACATTTAGTGATGTCTATAATATGCCTGTTCATCTAAAGAACTTTTATCTTCGTGAGTTTATGGACTTGAAGAAAAAAGAAAAAGCACAAATAGACAAGGTACAAGAAAAACCAACACCAACAATACCTCGTAGATTTTCTCCCAAATAACTCTTTTCGTTATATTTATTAATGTATAGGAGAATTACATCATGTCATATATGGATAAAGATAATATTTTAGGTGAAGGATTTTTTGACTTCTTAAAGAAGATGCCAGGCAATGTTAGAAAGTTAAAACTAACATCTACAGAAAAAAAATTATATAAGAGAAATCCCAAGTTCAAAAAGTTAGTTGATGATATGATAGATGATGCTAACGAAATCGAAAAGTTAATAAAGCAGAGTACATAGAATGGCACTAACTCCAGAAGAACAAAAACGATTAGATAGTCTCCAAGCAAGAGAAAAATCTAATAAGAGTGGTAAGTTATCTAATAAACTTGAACAAGAAAAATTACGATTATTATCTAGACAGAACGAAAAATTATCTGATCAATTAAAAATATCTAAATCAGTTGCGAAGGCTCAAGAAGAATATGAAAAATCATTAAAGGCTTCAGAAAGGTCTTTATCTACTGCGCTAGGACATTTGATGAAGGGAAATGTAGCACAAGCCGCTCAAGAGGCTTTTGGTAAAAAAACTTTAGCTACAACTCTCCTTCGTCAGAGAACAAATGAAAAAATACAATCATCTTTAAAAAACCATAAAGATTTGAGTAATGTAGACGCCAAAAATAAAATAAAAATTTTAGATTTAGTTAATGGTATAAATTCGGGTATGTATAAAACGGCCGATGTAGCCGCTACATTAGAAGATATAGGAGAAGAGGAATTATCCACTAAAAGTAAATTAGCAAAGACATTAAATATTTTTGCTAAAATGGGTGAAAAAGAAGCTAAATCTAAAAAAGAAACTGAAGAACACCAAAAAGCTCTAAATAAGTTTACTGGTCAAATGGTTGGGTTATTTGGAGGTTTAGCTGCTGTTGCCACTAAGTTTTCAGCCACCATCGATACGATTGGAAAAGAATTTGGTAATCTAAATGTATTAAGTGACAAATTTAAAAATGAATTGATAGCATCTTCAGTAGAAGCAACAAAGATTGGTGGTGGTATTCAAGATGTTGCTTCCATATCAAAAACATTATCATCAGAATTTGGAATATCAAGTGACAGGGCTGCGGAACTATCTGGTGCTATATTTGACTCAAGTGTAGCAATGGGATTATCGGCAGATGAGGGTTCAAAGTTATTTGGAACTTTAATGCAAACTGCTGGTTTATCTCGTGACCAAGCTGAAAGGCTTGCAGAGGGAACTTTTCAATTAGCTAACATGAATGGAGTTGCTCCATCGGTTGTAATGAAAGATATCGCCGCTTCATCTGAAACTATTGCTAATTTTACTAAAAAGGGTGGTAATAATATAGGAGAGGCAGCTGTTCAAGCTCGAAAGTTTGGTATATCGTTAGATACTACTGCGAAGATTGCTGAAGGATTATTAGATTTTGAAAATTCCATAACAAAAGAAGTTGAAGCTTCTGTGTTAATAGGAAAACAACTTAACTTTCAAAAGGCAAGAGAGGCAGCTCTTAGTGGTGATATTGCTGGTGCGACAAAAGAAGTTGTAAAACAAGTAGGTTCTGAACAAGAGTTCTTAAGACTAAACATTATACAAAGAAAAGCTCTTGCTGATTCTATAGGAGTTTCTGTTACAGAGATGTCTAAGTTAGTAGGAGAGACGGATAAACTATCGTTAAAGGGTGCTTTAGCTAGTGGTAGTTTTGCAGATTTACTTGGAAAAGATTCCTTATCTGCTTTATCTCAAGCAATAGCACAATTTAAAGCTTTAGGTGCTACCATAATAAATGATTTGGGACCTGCTCTATTACAGATAGTTTCGGTTGGTGGAGCTTTTGCTAGTATTTTTACAGGTATAGTTAGTAAGTTATCAGAAATGGGGGTTTTATTACCCATAATTGGCGCTGCTCTTGGAGCATTTGCTACTAGATCTATATATGCTGCATATGCTTCGGTAGTAAAACAAGGTTCGTTATTACCACCTCCAGGAAATTTAATTGCCTATGTCGCTGGAGCAGCTGGTATCGCTACGGCATTAGCTTCAGCAAAATCAGCGTCTAAAATGAATGATGGTTTGATTAGTCCTGGTGGAATAACAACGATGTCAGGACCTGCTGGTGTGTTTGAATTAAATCCAAGAGATTCTGTACTAGCAACAACCAATCCAATATCAGTAAATGATTTGAGAAGTAACACCACTAACGGTAATAATGCTGTAGATGTAAATGTTAATCTAACTGGAAAAAGTACAATAAGTGGTAGGAATATAGATTTCTTTGTGGAAGCTGGTAAAGAATTTGCTGGCGGCGGACCAGGTGACGGACAGTAATAGGAACATAACATGGCATTTGAAAACTTAGGTGATAGATACAATAGTGGTTTTGGTAAAGAGATTGATGATAATCTCGATAGAGGTGGTGATAGAAGAAGGCGACAACAAACTCCACCTACACCACCATCGACAAATGAATCTCCTGTAAACTATAAGCCTTTTAGTAGACTTGCTGAAAAGATATCAGACGGTAATCCGCAAACGACTGATTATTCTATATCAAAAGAATATCAAACTTTTTATGGTGGTGGAACAATACTTACTGGTCCTTTAGCAACAGGAGTACATAGTGGAACAGATGTTTATAATCAAGATAAAATAAAAGTTAGAAACGTTAACTTAAATGAATTAGGTACTGCTGGTCGCTTGGGTTCTGGAGATTATGTATTAGAAAGTTTATATCTCAAAACTCACAAAAATAATCCTAATAGACAACCTATTGATACAGGAAGAGTTGACGAGAACGGAAACGCTATATTAATTAACACTACAAGAGCTGGTATGGGTAATCTTAATGGGTTGGATATAAAAGGATATTCTACAGACGAGATTCTTTACAGAGGTAGTAATAGAGGAAACGAACCTTATCAGATATCAGAAATTAATTCTGAATATAAAGATCCTTTTCCAAACAGCACATTGAGAATGTTAGAATTTTACAGAAGTGATGCTGGTAAGGCATTGGTAATTAGAGAAAATATAACAGATTATTTATCAAAAAATGTACCAAAGGTTGATTTAAAAAGACTAACATTTAGAAGAGCTGGTGCTGCTATTGGAGAAGCGCTTGGTGGTTCTGTTTCAGGATTTATCGAGGGTACTATTCGAAAATCTTTTATACCAGGTCACAATGCTCTTTTAGTTAACTTATTAAAAAATAGAATCACATTTGATATCAAAGATAGAGAGTTATTTAATATTGGTGGACAATCAGTTGACCTTAATCAAGCATTAGGTTCTATTGGGGCAACTCCAAATGATCTTCTCGGTGAATTTGGAAAAAGATTCGACATAAATTATTCTGCTAGAATAAGAGCTGGTGCACCATTTGGTCAGTTAGGTGATAAACCTTATAACTTAAGTTACTTAAACAAGATAAAAAAGGTAAGTGAAGAAGGTCAAGGACCATTTCCTAAATTAAATGCTTATTTTAGAAGACAACAAAATAAATTAAGAAAATTTGGAGAGGAACAATCTCAAAGAATTGAAGACGCAAAACAAAACAAAGTTACTCCCTTTATGGATTTATCAGGTCCAGGAAATCATAGTGATTCGTTAGCTAAGTTTATTGCGGGTAAAGCTCCTCGTGCTCATGGTTACGATGATAAAATTTCTAATAGTGGTGTTGAAGATATTTTTTTCGAGGATGCATCAAATGCTCCTTTAGAAGATGAAACATTTGATATACAAGACGGTGACTTTTATGTTAGGTTTAAAGATTTAAGAGATAATGCTTTTATTTATTTTAGAGGGTACATAAATGGTATTACAGAAAACTTAAGTCCATCATGGTCACCAACTGAATATGTTGGAAGAAGTGAACCTGTTTATATGTATCAAAGAGCTGAAAGGGATATAAGTTTTAACTTAGCTGTTTACCCACAAAATGGTTCAGAAGAAAGATACATGTACACTAAACTTAATAAATTAACTTCTATGGTTTATCCAGAATATGTAGATGATAATCGACTTAGTGGAGTTCAAAGAATGAAACCACCCTTTACAGAAATGTTTATGGCACATATTGGAACAAAAGAGAGAGGTCAGTTTGGATATATAAAATCCCTTTCTTACACTGTAAATGAAAGTGGTGATTGGAATGCTTTAGAACTTTTACCAAGAGTTTTTAATATAGCTATTTCATATCAGATAGTAAGTAAAAGACCACCGAGTCTCAAGAGTGGTTTTTACAGACCACTACCTGAAGGAAACAAAGAATTAACAAATTAAGGATTGAGTGATGGGTAGGTATGATAATATAGAACAATTTTCAGAAGACGGTACATCAAGAGTTAAAACTTCATATTTACCAAAATTTGAAGAGAGTAATTCAGATGTACTATTAATTTCAACAGAAGGTGATAGATGTGACCTATTAGCCCAAGAATACTATGGGGCGAATGAACTATGGTGGTATATCGCTTCAGTAAACAATTTAAAATCCAATAATATTGAGGCTGGAACTCAGTTGAGGATACCGGTTTCAACAGAACAAGCTATATTAAAATAAAATGGATATATCTAAAAGAGTTTTTGGTAGCAAAGTTTCAAAAAAAACAGAAGCAATACTAAAAGGATTACAAGAAACAGGAATAAGTGTAGATCCCAATGAACCAGTTTCCTCTGATAATGATGCTCAACAATTAGGTTACTTGGGTGATAAAACACCTTATGTTAGGATGTGGACGGTAGTACAGACATCACGAGTATCAAGACAGAAAAATGAAAAAACTAAAAGGTATGAGTGGAAACCAATAGAAGATATTTCTTATAAGGTTTTTTCTATAAACGAAAATAGAAACATCGGTAATTATGAAGAATTAGAACCGATGACTACACCTGGTATTCAACTAAAATATGAGTATGAAGGGGAGTTACAAGAAAATCCATACTTAAGTCCAACTGCTGGTATTAAAAGTGTTAATTCAAAATCAGAAGGTTCATTAGGTGCTTTAAGAAGAACTACTGTAGAGTTTATTGTTCATAATAAAGAAGATTTTGAAAAAATATATTTACCTTTTTTCTTAAAACCTGGTGCTAATGTTTTTATCGATTTTGGTTGGTCTGATACAAGATTTAATTTATATAATCCAGAAGGTAAGTTACATACAGATGATGATAAAACAATGGAAAAATTTTATTCAGAGATTGTACAAAAAAATCAAGAAACTATTGAGGGTGGAATTACAACAACCATAGCTGGTAATGTAACAAAATATGATGTTTCTGTGGATGCACAAGGATCTTTTAATTGTACTCTTGAGTGTGTATCAGGTAATTACAGATTATTAGATAAAAGTATTACAGATGATAATGATTTATCATTTATTTTTGATAACTCTATTGAAGAATTAATATTGGGGTATTACGCTGCTTTTTCTGGTGTTAAAGTACCCACTAATGATTTGATTAATTATAGAGAATCTACTAACTTAACTGAAGAAGACAAAAAAGAATTAGTTAAAGATGTTCTTGACGATACTGCTCAATCTAAAGAAGTAGGAATTATACCAGATATTAGTAAAAAAAGTGGTGTTTTTTACCAAGACATAGTTGATAGTAAAAAAGAAACTCGTACTGATAAAGAGTCTATTTACATATCATTTGGTTTGTTTGAAGACATTTTTCTAAATGGATTTGTATCAGAGTGGGTAACATACGATGATGAAGGAAAAGAACTACAGAGAGAATTTAAAGCTGGAAAACCATTTAGTCCGTCATTTACATCTATAAATAGTTGGATAAGGTATGATGTTGATTTATATGAAATGCAAAAAACCAAGTATCTTAGAGACGATAGGTTAATTAGTTTTTTATATCCTGATGAGTGGGAGCCTGGTACAACTTATAATAAAGTTAAGCCATTAGGATTGTATAATGAAAAAACAAATCCAAATGGGTGGAAAAGTACAGAGGATGACATTAAAAAAAGAAGAATACCTCTCAGAGAATTATTTATAGCCGTGCCAGTTATATCTGAGGCTTTTTCAAAAAAAGAAAATGTAAATGACGCTATTGAATTTATTTTTGATAGGATATTTGAAGATTCAGGAAATATCATTAATATTAAAATGGTGTCACCAAATGATGCTCAAGTAGCATTAACTTTTACAGATGTGAATGTTGAAACAGATAGATTTTCAGCTGAAAATGATAAACCCTTTGAATTTGATTTAACATCTGGAAATACGATAGTTCAAAATTTTGATTTAAAGTTTGAAACTCCAAAAGCTGGTTTATCAAGTATGATTGCTATAGGAAACCAAGATACTCCATCAGTTTTTTCTGAGATGGAACTAATAAAATTTAACTTACTCAACGCCGTTAGTGGTATAAAGGATAAGATAAAATATCAAGTTAAACATTTACCTGATTTTGGTAAAGGACCAAATAAAAAACAAGCATTAACATTAAAGTTGGATGAGGTGATAAAAGCAGCAGGAGAAGCTAAAAATAATGCACCAAATAGCTCACCAACATTTTCCGAGAAAGACTATCAATCATATCTTAAGAGCAGAAAAGATAAAATTGAAGAAAGGGATAAAGAACAAGAAGATTCTTTAAAAGAAGTACCAACAGGTATCGAAAAAGATTATCCAGTTGAAACTGAGGATGGTAGACCAATATTATATGCTACAAGTAATAGAGATTTTCATATGTTGTTAGCAAAAATTAAAAATTTTATTAAGACTGGTCAAAATAGTATTTCTCCTGTAATGCCACTAACATTGTCCATGAAATTGTATGGAAATAATTTTTTAGGGATAGGTGATTTTTTTACTGTAAACTATTTACCACAACATTTTAAAGATAGAGTTTTTTTTCAAATAGTTGGGATTGACCATACGATAGATAATTCTGGTTGGGTAACAAATTACACTACCGTTATGAGATTAAGGTCAACTAGTTTATATAATGTAAGTGGAGATAAACCAACAGATGTATTACAACCTGTAGTTAAATTTCATGGTAAGTTACAGGCGATTAAAATAGACGAAATAATTCAATCCAACAAAAACGCTATGCAAAATAAAGCTTTAGGTTTGATGGCTAAAGAAGTTAAACCTGGATTTCAAAAAAAGATAACAACAAGACCATCAGAAGAGAAAAAATATTTTTCACAGACTGTAGATTTTGGTGATATGTCAATATCAGAGGAGATAGTGGTACTAAATCCCTCAGAGAACAAAGAAAAAATTGAGAAGATTAAAAAAGAGGTTGGTATTACAGAGGGATATCATTACAGAACTGATTTATTTCCAATGTCGATTAATTTATTAGACAACATGGCTACTTCTACAGCAACTTCTTATTGGGCAGCTATTTCTGAATTAATTTTAGGAGACGACCTCATTAATTGGGAAACGATAAGAGCTAATACTGGTTACAAAGATATATATCTTCAAGAATACGATACTGAATTACTTGCTTTTCGAGATAAGGAAACAAAAGGAGATGGATTTGGAAGGTCAGCTGTAAATGGAATTTACACTATTCCTGTAAAAGATGGAGATGATATCAATGGAAAGTTCGAAAAAGTTGTTATGAAATTGTATGATGATATAGTATATGATGCATCATGGGTGCCATTGATGTATGGGGGTAGAGCACCGACTATTGCTGAAGCTACAGGTTTAGATTCAAAACAAAAACCGATATATGAGAATATGTTTTTAAACGCTTTTGGTACTACAAGAAAATCTAAACAATTAACATATAAAAATCCTAAAAATAACAGTAAATATTTAGCTGCAAATAATTTTCATCTTTTTTGGTCTATGTTGTGGAGTATACCACAAGATGGTGATTCTGAATGGAGTGTTATTAAAATAAATACTGGAGCTGAGGATGCTATATTAAATAATTTAGTTATACCAAGACAGTTTATACAAAGAACTGGAACTGATATGAATAAAACATTTACAAAATTTAATGCTAACTTTAGTGCTTGGAAAAATACTTACAAAAAATATTTTGAAAAATAAATCTTGACTTTGTTACATATTCTGTGTAACTTAAGGTATGATTAAATTGGTTATTACTAAACCTAACTGGTCCAAGTCTCATCCTCTAAATAGCATAGTCCTGATGTACGATGCGATAGAAAACAAGTTAGTTTACGCTAATCATTACGAGAAGATAACAAAAGATATAGATTATCCAGCAGACGAAGGTATGTTAATTGATGATTGGAAATCATCTTATGCTTATTCTTTTAGTGGTCGCCCAACATATTGTGCTGACATTTTAAACTATTGGCTGTTAAACAAACCACTCGACCATATACAATGGGATAACTTTTACGATCAAGATGATTTCACATATTACTATCCATTGGATAAGATGATAGAGCAACTATGTGAGAAAGTTCCAAAGTACAAACAATCATACGGAGAACACTTTGAGAAGTTTCATAAAGATTTCATAAAAGCCTTTGGTGAGTTAGAGATGAATGGTATCGGAGTCAATACGGACTTCACAAAGATATTCGGTGACCATATGTTAAAGTATATTCACCAAAAGAAGATATATCAGAACTATAACTTCTTTACAACTACATCAAGACCATCCAACTCTATACATCATCTTAACTTTGCTGCTCTTACACAAGAACAGAGGAAAGCATTCTCCCCACTTAACGATGTATTCGTAGAATTTGACTTTGAGTCTTATCACCCAAGGTTGATTGCTAAATTAACCGATTATGACTTCGGTAACTCGTCAGTTTATGGTAAGTTAGCAGATGATTTGGGTGTAACAGAGTCAGAAGCAAAGACAATAACATTCCAAAACTTATATGGTGGTGTTAGAAAGGACATTTCTGAGATGAGTGAGTTTTTCAGAGGTGTAGAGGACTTAGTTAAAGTATTTTATGACGAATATATGACTCGGAATAGAATCTTAACACATATTTATAAACGACCAATGAAAAGAGAGAATTTAGGTGACCTAAATGCTCAAAAGTTATTTAATTACTACATACAAGCCTATGAAACTGAACGGAATGTTACTATCTTAAATAAATTACACATATATTTATTAGAGAGGAAAACAAATATAGTTCATTACAATTACGATAGTTTTTTATTTGACTATTCAAAGGAAGATGGTAAGGAAACAATACATGATATCCAAAAGATATTACAAAAAGACGACTTTATTATTCATAGCAAAGTTGGCAACACATACGGGACATTAAAGAATTATGAGTTTTGATTTAGGAAAGCTTTTTATAGAGTGGAGGCGAATCGTCCCCAATGGTGTACCAAATCCTAGTAATGACTATCACCTTGTTTTATTAAAAGAAGTTTGTTTAGCAAATGGTATTGATGTAGATACAACCAATAATGTTATTTTAGCATTAGAGAAAA